CCTTGTGGAGACTCTTATCATGAAAAGAGGAGCTAAATCCACCCAAAAAATAGAACAAAAATCACTGAACGATGAGCAGCGAAGCAAGCTCAAAAGTATACTTAACGGACACTATAATGAAGTTATAGACATAATAGACCCATTAAAATGAATGATTATATCACCCATATAGACCCAACAGCAGAGCGAAGGTACATGGCCACGCTTCCCGAGTTGCGTGCCGATGAAAAAAATCCTGCCAGCCGCAAGGTAGAAGGCATGGGCATCGTGTACAATAGCCTTAGCGAAAACTTTGCCCCTTGGGATGCCAACGGATACTATGAAATTATAGAGCCCGGTGCAGCTCGTGGCTTGCTTAATGACGAAGACATCATGATTCTCTTCAACCATGAGGATAATCTTGTGCTTGCCCGCAACAAAGCTACAGCTGATCTTGTAGAGACTGATGCAGGTGTACGCTATTCATTTGAGGCACCCAACACATCCGTAGGCAACGATCTTTTGGAAAATCTCCGCCTTACCAACATACGCAAGAGCTCCTTTGCCTTTACATCAGGTGAAACAATGACAGAAAAACGAAAGTGGGAAGGTCTTGGAGAAATCAACCTGCGAAGAATCATCAAGTTCAAGCGTCTTTTTGATTTTAGTCCTGTAACAAGGCCCGCATACAAAGACACTACCGTAGGCAAGCGCGGTCTCGAGCTATTTGTGCCACAGTTTATTCCTGGTATCAGGCGTTCTCATGAAGTATTCAAACTACAAAACCAATAAAATTTTTAATTAACAAAACCCAACCCACAAAAAATGAAAATTCTAAGTTCTAAATCGTTCCTTATCACTTTAGGAATATTGGCAACCATCGCCATAGCCTGGTTTATGCCATCCCTGTCCATTGCCCCTCTTGCCCTGCTTGGTCAGGTGTTGCCGGGTGGTATCAGCGCTGCTGAGCAAATAAAAGCCCTTCGCGAAAGCCGTGCCGACAAGATCAAAGCCATGGACGCGTTGATTGATAAAGAAACTACCGAAAAACGGGCATTGAATGTAGACGAAAGTAAGCAATATGATACCCTAAAAATGGAAGTTGAAGGTATTAATCAGCGTATAGCTCGCCTGCAGGAGAAAGAAGCCCGCGATGCTGCCGATGCCATTGCAAGTGGCGTTCATTTAGGTAGCGAAGCCAACCGTCACGAAAGCGAAAAAGACAGAAAAGACATCCGGAAATTCTCTTGGCACAAGCTTATCCGCTCACAAATATCTGACTATAACACCAGATTGGATGGAATAGAAGCGGAGATGAGCCAGGAAGGACACAAAGAAGCTGCCGATGCAGGAGTTACACCATTAGGTGTAGCAGTTTCTTCACGTCTGTGGAAGCCAAAAGCAAAAGAGCAACGCGATCTTACCGTAGGCTCCGCAACATCTGCCGGAAACATTGTGCAAACTCAATTAATTGACTTTGTGCCAGCTCTTAGGCCTGCATTGTTCAGCGAAAGACTTGGCGCTCGCATGCTCACCGGCTTGGTTGGCAATGTTGACATCAGCCGCAAGACTGGCGAATTAACGGCATCATGGGCGGCTACAGAAAATGCAGCAGCATCTGAAAGCCAGTGGACTACTGATAAAATATCCCTCACGCCAAAGAGATTGGCCGCTACGGTTGACATCAGCAAGCAACTTCTGGCTCAGGGATCGTATGACGCGCAAGCCTTGACCATTGAAGACATGAATGCTCAGATAAAAATTGCCGTAGACAAGGCATTTATCAACGGAGCAGGAGCATCTGGCGAACCACAGGGATTGCTCCAGGACAGCGGAGTGTCTGTGTTGGCCTTGGGTACCAACGGCCTGGCCCCTACCCGCGATCATCTTGTGGACCTTGAGGCGCTTATTGCCACCAACAATGCCGAAACCGATAATATGGCATTCCTTACCACACCTGCTGCCCGCGCTTTCTTCAAGAAATTGAAGACCGATGCAGGATCCGGGATATTCGTGTGGGACATGCTGAATGAACTACTGGGATACAGAGCCTTTGCCACCAACCAGGTACCTACCAACCTTGTAAAAGGAGCTTCCGGTGCAGTGTGCGATGCTATTATACTTGGAGACTTCAGCGCGGCCGTCATTGCCAACTGGGCAGGTATCGATCTGGTCATTGATCCTTACTCTCGTAAGAAAGAAGCCATCATTGAAGTAACTATCAATAGCTGGTGGGACATCAACCGCAGATATCCTAAGATGTTTGCCGTAATCAAAGACGCAATCGTATAAAAAAACTAAAAACATACTGACTATTAAAAACAGTAAAAATAGAAACCCATGAAAGTAGAATTTCTAAAACCTGCAAAAGGGTACGCGCACGTCCCAGGTGAGGTGTGCGAAATGGAAGACGAACAAGCTACCAAGATGATTGAAGGAGGCTTTGTAGTACAAGCCAAAGAAAAAACCGAAAAGGCTGTATCCAAAGAAAAAACCGAAAAGGCTGTAAGATAAAATTATGCCGGTAAAAATCACCATCCCGCCTACCGTACTAGCTGTTTCTCTGGCCGATGCAAAGAGTCAGCTAAATATTGAACAGGCGTATGTGGCAGACGATACCCTCATTACTTCCATTATTAAAGCCGCCACTGAGCTTGTACAAAACGAAATGCAAACACAATTGATGGATGCCACATTAGTGCTGTCTACAGAGTGTTTCAAGCGCACGATCAGTTTGCAAAAAAATCCGGTTACAGGCATAACAAAAGTAGAGTATTATGATGTCAATGGCGCACTTCAACCAGTAAATGCAGCCAATTACTGGTTGATCAGCGAAGATAAACCTTGCATGGTAGAGTTTGATAGTGATTTTAATTTTCCTTCTGTAGATGATAGAAAATACCCGGTCATTATTACCTACCAGGCAGGCTATGCCACTGCAGTAGAAGTGCCATTTATGGTGGTAGCTGCAATCAAATTAAAAATCACCGATTTGTATGAGCACCGTGGCGAACTGGAAAACGGCACGATCAGTGAGATAGCATCATTTAAGAGTTTGGTTCAGACGGAAGCAAACTGGATTTGACATGTTGAAAACACAAGGCAACCCGGGCCGCATGGATGTAACGCTTACACTCCTACAGCCTGTAAAGGCAAAGGACTCTATTGGCGCTATCAATACGACCTACACCAATGTTGGCAGCATACGAGCAGAGGAAATTTTTAAAAACAGCACCGAGCGTATAGAAGCAAACCAGCAGGTAGGTACTGATTTGAGAGAGTTCAGGATCCGTGATGTGCACACGCTCTATCCCATTACCAAAGAATGGAAGTTTACCAGCAACCGCGATGGACTTACGTACACTGTAAGAGGAATAGAAAACGTAGGACGCAGACAGTATTTGATATTGACAGGAGAAGTAAAGGACAACTAATGAGCATAGCCACAGTAAAAGTAGAAGGAGCCGAAGCCATCAAAGCCATCTTTGATGAACTTGGCTACGACCTGCGCCCCTCCGAAATGAAGGGCATACTGAAAGGCGCTGCCCGCGAAGTAGTGAAAGCCGCCCGCAACCACGTACCCTTTAAAGGAGATATCCAACGCTATGCCAAGCGCGACATAGGCATTGTAAAAAAGCGCGACAATGACAAGAGCGCAGTCTTTGTGGGCATGATGTTCAAGCGGTACGATATCAATGATCAGGTCCAGGCAGTGGCCCCCATTGTGCAGCACATGACCGAAGGCTTCAAGCAACGTACCCGCAGGCAGAAGTCAGTGGCAGCCCATGGCACCGGCAAGGTGAAAGTGAGAAGCAATGAAGACTTCATCGAGCAAGGCTTTAACTCCAGCCTGCCGCATCAGATGGCCGCCATAGACAAAGGAGTAGAACGGAAAATCAAACGCCTTCAGGCCAAGCTCAGATGAGCGGAGAGCTCGCACTATACGATCGACTGGCAAATGATGCCACCTACAATGCACACGTAGGCGGCTCGGCAGCAGCAGCGCGCATCTTCTATGATGAAGTAGATCAGGCAGCACTCTATCCAAACACCATGATCCGCCTGGAGTCTATTGATCCTAACGATACCAAAAGCGGAGCGTCCACTTTTGATTTTGACATGGTACAGATTTATCACAGTGCCGAAACAAAAAAAAAGAGCAGCGACATGGCCATCAATGCACGCACCGTGCTCGACAGGCTTGCCGCAGGCACTTACAATGGTGTACAGGTAGAGAGTTGTCAGTTTGTAGACCAGCATACTTTTACCGAGCGCATTGTAGACAAGAAAATTTTCACCACCGAGCAGATATATAAAGTAATTATTCACCGATAACCCAAAAAATAAAATGGCACTATTAACAAGAGCATCATTAACAGAAGCCGGAGTTGTAGCTACAGGAGTAGCTGCCAATGCCGGAGGCGACACCGTAAACAATGCTGACGGAAAAGCGGCACTGTTTATCCACAACGGATCGGGTGGAGCAATCACCGTTACCATCACCGTTCAAAACGCAAGTTTTGCAAGCGATCAGTTTGGAGTGATCACCAAATCAAGCATTGCAGTTGTAGTAGCAGCAGGTGCCCGGGCCGTTATCGCCAAAGTGCCACCAGCGGCCTACAACAATGGCAACGGAGAGCTGGCCATCACCTACTCCGGTGTTACATCCCTATTCGTTCAGGCAATTTCACTTCCTTAATTAAAATACAATGGCAAAAATAAACGCAAGCAATGTAAAGATACTGGTCGGCAATGTGCAGATCAGCAACCTTACCAACTGCAACTTTGAAGTGAATGTCGATATGATCGATGTGACCACCAAAGACAGCGCAGGCTGGAAAGAAATTCTTTCAGGACTCAAAGACTGGAAGATGGGCGGAGACATCACTGCCGATTTTGCAGCAGCCAGCAATGCACCCGATGATATCTTCACCACGCTTGTTGCCGGTGGAGATGTATCGGTGAAGTTTAATATCCCAGGCAGTGGCAATGCAGTGTATACAGGCACAGGCAAGTATTCACAACAGAGCTTTGAGGCGGGCACGGAAGACAAGCTCACCAGCAAGTTTAGCATCATGGGCAACGGCCAGATCGTGCAAACACTTAACCCATAATTGATGTATGGCAAGTGTAACACTGGAGGGTAAGACGTACCCGGTCAAGTTCAACATCTACGCCTTCAAACTTATGTTTGAGGCCACGGGTGTCAATCTCTTTGACCCGGCCAGCCTGAGTAAGGTAAGCGAAAGCCTTGAAGGCAACTCGGTAAAAGAGTATGAGTTCTTTGCCGCCATGGCCTATGCCGCTATAGCAGGAGCAGAGATACCCATCGATGCACCACCAGATTGGAAGCCAGGCCTGTCACTCAATGGCGTAATGTCAAAACTTAGCATGAGCGATGGCCACTTCATTGGTGAAATCATCAACGCCTACCTGGGTAAAGACCTCAAACAAGTAGAGGAAGAAGCAAAAAACTCCCCGGCCCCGGCAGCGGGGCAAGAGAGCCCATTGCTTTTGCCGACAGTCTAAAGCTTTATGAGCAGGTCGCATACGGCCACCTGCTGCTCACCAAAGACGAGTTTCTGCACTGTGAAATAAACAGGATAGAACGCGCCTTTGAGTGGTGGGAACGCACCCAGGAGCGCCACGACTACCGCACCCGCTTGCTTTGCTACTGGCAAGGCAACCACAGCGTAAG